TCACCGCTACCAAGTAAGCTATTTCCGTTAACAGTTTTGATATTCGTTGCGCTTACTAGAGTAGGTTGTTTTAAAGCCAACCCATCAAACACAGCATTACTATCTATTGGATTAGTAGAGCCGTCTGTTGGTGTTGTGTCGATTGCTACCTCACCAACTTTGCCCGCCGTTACGTTTAGTAGTTTGCCGTTAGTGCCGTTGTTAACAGAAGTCGAACCAACCGTTATAGGTAAATTAACTAATATAGCTGCAGGAACTGGTACGATTGTTCGAACAGGTAAAGCACCTCCAAACTGAAATTCGTAACTAGGATTTGAGCCGCCTGCAATTCTGTTAGCGTAATATTTTACGACTATCTTATCCGTTGCTTCCCAAATACCATTATTAAATAAAGCATCCGCTTGAAATTCAGTGTACAAAGCAAGGCTAACGGGTAACGTATTTGAACTTGTGCCAATTAACGTTTCAACTCCTGCCCCCGTTCTTAGATAAATTTCGTAGTAAAATGTAGCCGTTCCACTTCCTGAAATTCTACGAACATTTCCTATCGTACTAACGTTTATTTGTCCTGGGTTTCCCGTCAATTGCCCGTTAGTTGTTGCAAGGCTCGCAATTAATTGTCCCGTTGTGGTTATTGCACCCGTCGGAATGTTAACCGCAATAGTGTTGTAGCTAGGGTCTTCAATGTCCGTTACCATTAAAGAATAACCAACAACTGAACTCGGGACATTTGTAGGGTACAAAGTTAAGTTTGAAGGTAACTCCGATTTTTTAACGTATGCCGAAGCATCTATATTTACTGTCGTTATACTCATACTAAAATTATGTTAAGTGTGTTTGTATCTAAAGTTGGAAGTGTTGTCGTTGCTGAAAAAATAGTATCCAAATATATTTCAAAGGTCGTGTCAGGCAAAACTAAAGTACCACCACTTACAACTGTTTCGTTGTATGTTTCGTTTGAGTTTGTTACCGTTGCATCTAAACAGCTAATCGGATTCGGCACAGTTACCGTAACACTCCCACCGCTTGGAATAGTACCCGCTTGTATATCCGTTCCATCTTCATATTCAACTAAGTAGGTTGCATCTGCGCAACTCGGAGCGGGTGGAATAGGTGTAACATCAACAGGCACGCTGCAACGACCATGCGAGGGAATTTCAAAGCGTATGTCTGAAACGTAACCAACTAAATTATCTAGTTCTCTATCGCTGCTAAATACACCCGTTGGATCTTCAAGTATTACAATGTCATCCGTTCCATATTCATTCCACCAAACGCGAATATCACGCAATATTAAAGAGGTATCGTTTGCGTTTTCAATTACATCTAAACGGTCATCATTTATGCGCTCATAAACATACACTCGTAACGTGTGCGTATTCATAGCACGACCAATAATAACATCAATAGGCGCGATAAATAATATAGGGAACTCTTGACCTTCCGTTATTGTAGGGGCGCGATGGTCGTCAGCTTCCCAATAAATAGCTTTCAATTGTCCATGCCCCGCAACGAAGCTATCTAAAGCATCCTTAATAGTTATAAGTGTATTTATAGCCATGTTGTATCACTTCTAAATGTACGCTCTCCATCGGGTGCGGAAATCTCTTGATTAATAGGATCTTTATAAAGCGGAAATTCTTTGTAATTCAAATGTAAAAATTCTCTTAAATTTCCTTCGTGTACCTTTGCAAATTTCAAAATATTTTGCCGTATGTATTCCACCGCTTGTATTCCTTCGCTTGTTGAATAGTCGCCCGATTGAGATTGTAAACCTTTGTTTGAAACCCGAAACGATAAGAATGCAACCGCATCAAATGCAGAATAGAAAGCCGTTGTATATTGGATAAACTCGATTAACTCGTCCTCTTCTGCGCTGGTTGTGCCCGCGTTAAATTTAGATAGTAAATCTTCTGTGAATCTATAACCTAGAATTGGCTGTATGTATGTCTTAACCGATAACGGAATAAACGGCGCTAAGTCCTTTGCATCTACATTTTGCGTGATGTTAGTTTTAGTCTTTATAAATTGTTCTGTTACGAAATATATCATTCTGCTAGAAGTTCGTCAATTGTTAGTGTATCTATTCCGTATGCCGCAAGCCTTGTACGCGCTAAAGCGTGTGGTAAACGCCCTTTATTAAAGTCGCGCACTATTCGCATCATGTCCATATTATCCTTTGCGCTCAATCCTTTTAAAGCATCGTTAACCTGTGGGGCTTCCGTTGCGCTTAGTTGTTCACCTTTTACAACCGCCGCGCCACTTTCCAAAGCTTCCTTAACAGTCAATATATCTGTTTCATTAATTGTTAATTCAACTTGAATGCCACAAATTCCCGCTATTTCGTTAAGGAAATCTTGCATTACTTCGCGGTTATCATTTACCCAAAGTTTTTTAAATTGTTCAGCTGAAAATTCAATTTCTTCACTTGCACCCAAAGAACCCGCAACCCTTACCCCCATTAACATCGGGTTAAGATTATGAGATATTGCAACCTCTTCTTTATACTCTTTGCTTGTTTGCTCAAATAATGCGTGGTTATCCGTTGTGTTTACCACTTCAATATCAGGCGTAAGTTCTTTTGATTGCGCTTCAATCTTCATGGCGCGCCCGTAATTCTTTGCCCCCTTAGCCATTGAGCGCATTCCCTTTTCCCATGTAACACGCTCATCAGGCGACATAACATATGGGTATGTAAATATTACGCTTGGTTGTATACCGTTTTCAATTGCTGATTTATGCAATAACGCAATGTCTGCGCCTACTTTTTGCCAGTTAGCTGAACTTGTCCAGTCAGGCATACCATACGCTCTGAAACCGCCTACTTCATTTTTAATTTCTAGTACTTGCCACTCATCCGTATTTTGGATTGAATACGGCGTTAAGGTCATTTGACTTGCTGAAAGTGTCCAATCTCTTGAATAAAAATAATGTGTTGGATTGTCGTTAAACAAACCTACGTGTGCATTACGTATATCTTGCGGGTCTACACACTTAAAATGTGTGTATTTATTATACTCTTTTGAATAGTGTAATAACACAATAGCGCGACCATGTTTAATATAATTTAGCGACAATTTAACCGAATTACGCTTCAGACTTGACATCGTTTCGAACTGCTTAATCTGTATTTTTTCAGCTACACTTAAGTTATCGTAACCCTCCCACTCGTAACTATTTCCGATTAGAGAATACTTCTTGAAATTACAACAAGCCTGATGCATTGGTGAAGAAATATACAACTGATTGTAAATTTGTGGCTGTAAATTCGTTTCACCAAATAACACCCATGAGGCACCGCGTGAATAATAGTCATCTACAAATGGCTGCGATAAATCCATGCCCTCAGTGTTGACGGTGCGAAAACAATCAATTTCTAAATTTTCCACTTTTGGCGGCGCAACTTGCGGTACTATATTTTTATTAAACCATCCCATATTAACTACCTATTTGTTCTTTTACAACGATAAAACCAAGCTGTAAAACTCGCCCTGTCGTTTCTTCAACTAGTAATGTTTGCTCCTGACTTTCGTAAATTTTATACGACCATTCGCCCTCAATTAAATACACCTCGCCTAATAACGCATCGGGGTTTGTTTGTTCTGTAATAACAAGTAAATCATAACGCACGTTTGCGGATACTCCATTTTGAATAGAACAATTAACCGTATTCCCATGTGTGTCGAATTTATTTGAAAACACAATAAGATAATAGGGGTCAACTAATTGCGACCTTTCCGAAATCGTAACGACAATATTATTAACTGTATTTTTTTCTAAGACAAAATTACTCATTACTTTATGTGGCAAAAAAAAGGGGTATGTTAGAAACAAACCCCTTTAATTTTTTATTAATTGATATTATTACACCACAACATCTAGCAACTCCTCTACAATTGTAGGGTCTACTCTGTACATCATGTACTTCTCGTTTTCACTTATAAACGTAACGGGCATTTGTTGACCCGCCGCTCTTGTGTTGTTTGTTGTTGTTGAATTAGCGGAAAGTCTCAAGCCTTGATCTGAACCTAACATCCACCAATCACCGTTAAAATCTTCAACTACTGCAATCAAATCTCTTCTACCCGCCGCAAGTAACATAATCGCATTACGTTTTCTTAAATCAATTCTACGGAACCCAAGCTCCAAAGTTTGAGAATAAGAATGCGTGTCCGCTACTAGGTCACCGCTCCATTCTTGACTAAACATTGAAGTATCTTTTGTCAATGAAAAATCTTCAAACTTAGAACCTATTTCTCTAGTGATTGCCGTAACTTCTCCATCTGTGTCGGGGTCTGACGTATCGGTAACTGTAAGTGTTAAAACATCTTCAAAGCTACCTATTAACGCTCTTTTTATTGCCCCTAAATTGTTGTCTCCGCAATCCTTTGGAATACCAACAATTGCACTGCATACTGCCATATTTTCTATTTTTTAAAGTTAATAATTAAGGGAGCAGCAACCGCCACCCCCTTTGTTTAGAATCATGGTAAGTGAAAGTAAACCTCTTCAGCATTCGTGTATGAAGGTTGGAATTTGAAGTCAACACGTACACCAATCTTACGATCTAATGTAGTTTTCATGAAGTCAACAATATTGAATCCTAACTCTTCATCCAATAAGTCTTGAATACTTACTAAGTTTTCCCAATAAGTAGCAAGGATTAAATCATCCGTTGCGCCGTCAGCTTTGTAAATTTGCACTCCTTGAAACTGCAATTCAACATTTTCAACATAGTACAATCCACTTGCTTTGTTGTCAGAAACAGCGTCAGCCAAAGCATCGTAAACATTTGTAGAAACTATATAAACGAAATCTGCTCTACGTCTAACCGCTTTAGGCAAAGTATCACGCGCTTCTTTCAATGCTGCAATAACAGTTAAATCAGTAATTGCTGCTGCTGGTGCTGCTGGTGTTAAAACGTTAACATCTGCTGCCATTAAAACCTCTAGTCCGTCAACTCCATTCAAAGCAACCGTTCCAGAGAAAGTTATAATTTCCATTTGTTGTGTTAACTCTTCAGCTAATTTTTCAAAAAAGAAATTCATGAAAGCAAACGACTGATTGAAAGAGTTTGAACCTCTAGCCAATTGGTCAGATACAAACGACTCTTCCAAAGATTTTACACAGAATACAGTACCGAACATTAACGGCTTAACTAAGTATTCTTTTTGCAATAGTGTAGTATCGTCTGGATCGAAATCACACGCACCTGGTTTAATAGTTACAGTTGTAACATCAACACCTCCTAAGTTTACGCGGTCTTTAACTCCTAGCAATTGACGGAATTTAGATCGTGTTTTCTCTTCACCAATCATTGCTTTACGGAAATATTCCGTAGCGTTAGTTGTGTATGCTGCTGACGGGTCAACAGTCATAGCCATTTGGATTTCTTTTCCTTCTGCGGTTGACGGGTCAAAGAATGATTTTTTAGCATTTGCGAAATCTTCTTTTGACATCTTAACCTCTTTTCCTCCGATATGGAAGATTAATTCATTAACTTTTGACATCTTATTTTTGGTTTTTATTTGCGTTAATAGCGTCAGAAATCTTGCGCCACATTGGTCTGTTATCTGACATCTCAATTGGAAGTTCATCTAATTTAGGCGCTTCCATTTCACCTTTCATTTTTGCAATTTCTAAAAGCAAATCTTCATGTTGCTTTTCTAATTTTGCGATTCTGTCATCTTCAACAACTGGGGTTTCTTCGATAGGCGCAATTGGGGTCTCTTCTAAAACTTCCTCAATTGGTTTCTCTTCCACTACGGGTGCTTCCTCCATGTTCTCGGTTACAACATCTTCGATAACTTCTTCCTGCTCTGATGTTACTTCCTTAGTCTCTACCACTACACCGCCTGAAACGACATAGATAGTACCATTAATTAAGTGTTCACCATCGGGAAGAACGATTTGTTCTTTCTCCATTTTACTCATTTTTATGATTGATAAATTCATTAACGCTTCGATTGAATAGGCGTATTTTTTATTTAGTTTAATTTCCTTTTCCCAATAGTTTTTATCCGTTATCTGTGATTGAATAAACCAAGTACCTATTGGATTTCTGTTAATATCCAATCCAAATTCAGTGTATGCTTTATCTGTTTGGCTTAGTGAAATCCATTGGTCGATTGTGTAAGATGGCGCAAAATGTCCCTTATGCGTATCTTTAAACAAATCCTTTTTATCAAATACACCTGTTGACATTGCCACCTCACGAAGTTCTGTAATCGTATCCTTTGAAAAAATCATATTATAAACGCCTATTTCATCGTTACGGAAAATCTTTTTTTCAGGAATAAGCAAAGGCGCTACAACTTGCATCTTTTCATCCTTTGATAAAAAAGCGTTTAAAGTTGTTGCCATACGGTCATCTAATCTCGCTGTTACTTGCGGAACAAATCCAACTCTTCGAACCTCGTTATCTTCGTAATCTTCAAAATATATACGTCTTTTCCAAACGTGTCTACAACCGTATGAACCCTTATAATCAAAAACAGAATAGCTGCCAAACTCAGGATTTGAAAGCCCGTTTATTATTTCTTCTTCTGTGTATAATTTTCCTAGTGAAAGAACATCTGAACAGAAGTCGCGTGTTTTAGAATCGTTGGGACCAGAATACTCATAACGTACAAGCCATTGTCCTGAGCCATCTCTTTTTGAAACATCGTTATAACTTTCTGAATCTTCAACTCCTAGATTAATTTCACGTGCTGAAAGGTAGTCCTCTTCTGTAACCTCGTTCCAATTATTGGGCTTTACTATACCGCATGATTTTAGGTAGTCTAGTATTGTTTTTTGTATGGTTTCGTTTGCAACTATTCGCGCATCCTGTTCATTTAGATATATTCCAACCTCCTCTAATGCGGGGTCGTTTACAAATGCAATATTACGCATGCCAACAGCATCGGGCATACCTTCACGAACGGGTCGAAGAGTAACGTAATAATCGGAAATTTCATTCATACAATAGTATGTGGTGAAATTAGATTTTTGTTAGATTTTAGGCATAAAAAAAAGCGCAACCGATAAATTGCGCTCTTAAAAAAATAAACATATTACTAACCTAACAATTGAATCAAAACAAATATAACTATTTATTTGACTTTAACCAACTAATTTCATTAAACGTTAAGAATAAATTTTGTTTTAAAACTAAATCAAACTTTGTAATATCATTTTCAGTTAGCATATTAAGAATAACAAGCCATTGATTATCTCCTTGCTTTTCCCGTAGCTTCATTTCTTGGTCGTAGATTTCTTTCTCTTCTTCGTTTAATTCATTAGGGTTAACATCTGCAAATGGATTTGTAAATATTTCATACGAATCAAAAAACGTATCTCTAAATGTTAAGTACTTTTTGCACGCTCCTAGAATTAAGTTAACTGGCAACTCATCAATTAAAGCCGCTCGATATTCTACATTCACATTTGCGTAGTCTTCGATAATAGGGTCAAACATTCCACCGCCTGAACTATTCAGATATATTGTACTTGCTATACGGTGCATATTGTCGTTGAAATTCTTGCTTACATAATCTTCTAGGTTTATAAATTGTCCTAGCGTTAATTGTGTGAAAGGTAATAACTCCAATTTTACCCCGTCAATCTCTATATCCTCTGAATACTTTTCTGAAACATTAACCTTTTTTTGTGTTTCTGAATAGGCTTCAATAAGCTTGTTTGCTTTCCAATGCTGAACATCTAACGGATCTAAATTTTCAACTACCGAAACCATATGAATCATTCTCTCGAATAGCCCATCAATATGCTCCGAGTTGATTTCTCTATACTGATTTACTTTGAGCATCGATAAGCGCTTGTACGTGTTCCATTATGATTTTGGCAAGTTGAAAAATTACGGGAGCCGCCACATCTGCCGTAACATTTTCGCCAAATATCTTCGCTTTATAATCTAAATGCGCATTTGTATAGTGTTCAATATTTTTCAACTCATTGTCCTTATAAACAACTGCAAACGCTTTATTTCCCCACGCGCCACCTTTTAAAGCTAACTTTTCCAACTTTGACAAATCTAACGCGCTTAGTTCTATTTCGCCATCCGTAACCTCGCATGAATAAAGGCGACCGTTAACTTCAATTTCGGGGCTTATCTCATTTGATATATTCGTTATCTGAATAGCATTAACAGCATTTGTAAACGCCTTTACTCCAATAACTTCTACTAACTCTTTGCTGCCTAAAATGGACAAAGCTTCAAGCCATTTTTCTGTATGGTCTTTCTCTTGTCCCTCGATTATATACGAGATATTGGATAGTTCGTTCAGTGTAACCTCACTGCCTAAATTTCGCACATTGTACTTTTTTCCCTTTACTTCAATTTCTATCATACTTTTTTTTTATGCTAAGGTAACTTTTTGTTTCATACTATCCAAAGAATTCCCCGCGTTTTGTATGTCGGTGTAATCTACAACGATAACACGTTCACGCATTTTTGACCCTCCAGCGTTTTGCTCAATACCATTATTAAGATTCATTTGCGGTGTAGATTGGTTTTGTTGTTGTTGACCCATTGAAGGGGTTTGACCCGTTGCACCACCGCCGCCACCGCCTGCACTACCGCCACCGCCGCCGCTTGCTATACTTTTCGCTCCTGAAATACCCGTAGATGCAATTGTTGCTATTGCTAAGCCCGCTCTAATTTTAGTAAAGATATTTGATTTTAACAATTGAGCCGCTCCCGCTGCTCCAAAAGTTACAGCATTCAAAGGATTTGCCGCCGCCGCTACACCATTTGCAGCCATTTCCTTAGCCGCGCTAATCACTACATTTGCTATTGCTACGCCTTTCTCAATTGCTAGCGCGGCTATTCCCGCCGCTTTAGATTTTCCCGCAACAGTGTTCAATAATGCAACAGTACCCTCCGCGATTCCAATCATTGCACTTTGTAAATTTTGACGTTGCTTTATTTCAAAATCTATAAACTCTTTATTTTTTACCGCAATAGCTTCCGCAGCTGCTATCTTCGTCTCTTTCAATTGCTCTTCTGTTTCCGCCGCTTTTGCTATTCTTGCAGCATCTGCCAAATCAATAGCCGCTTGCGTTTCATCTAAATATTTTTGTTCTAATGCTTTTCTATCATTAAAAGCTTGTTCTTGCAAAGATAAAACTAAAGCATCTTTTTCTGTTTGCAATAACTTTTCATTACTCTTTACATCCTCAATTGAACGCTTATATTTTTCTGCGATTACAACTCTTTCCTTTTCTATTCCATCCTCCATTAAAGCAATTTCAGCATCTCGAATAGTTTTAGCCGCTGCTAATCTATCCGCTGCATATTGCTTACGTTTATCCGCCGCGTTTTTGTTTGCCGTTGCTCTATCCGCCGCGCTTGTTTCGTCTGCCTTGTTTTGATCCGCAATATCCTGAGCGGTAATGGCTTTTATCTCTTGTTTCGCTTCATGTATGCCATCACGTAATGCAGCGATTGCAGCTTTAATTTTATCCCCCTCTTCCTTTGTTAAGGTTCCCGCCGCTCTCATGGCTTTAATCTGAGTGTCTAAAGCTTCTAGTTGCGCTCTTGACGTTACGATAATCGCGTGCTGCTTTTGCTTCTCCAAACTTACCGTATCTTTGCCCGCAATTGATGCCATACGTATCTCATGGTCGTAAGCATCTACAACCTTTTCACGTTTCTTTTCATGAGCCTTAGCAATTTTCTCTTGTTGTTCAGCTTCTTTTTTCGACTTCTCTTCACCCGCATAATCGGTAAGCCCTAACCAATCCAATAAGTCTTTTAATTGTTGAATAACAAAACCTATCGCATCTCCTATAACTTTGAAAATCTTATCTAAAAAACCTAGTTCTTTGAGTAGCATTCCTATTCCAATAGCTATCGCAGCAATGACGGCAACAATTAAAAATAATGGATTTGTAAGCATTGCTTTACCAATTTTTGCAAACGCGCCGCCTAATTGTTTGACCGAACCAATAGCATCTTTAAATGTAATCGACTTCGAAGTCTGAGCAAAAAGCTTAGCCCCTTGCGTAACACGGTCGAAATCCATTGCAGCAAGTCCAGAAGTTATTTCCCCGAATGAATTGCTCACTTGCTCATATTTTGAACCAGTAGAAAAAACGGCGACTTGCTCATTTACTTCTGCCATTTTGTCCTTTAGCGCAGCAGCTTTTTGGTTAAGCTCTTCGAATTTTGCCGTACCTAAGTCAGCTTGCTGTAATGCGTTAATCGTTTCCCTTAATTCTGCTCTTAACGATTTAACGGGCTTGTCGTCTACATCTACGTTTATTTTAATTGTATTTGCCATTTTTTATATTTTAAAGACTTCAATTGCTAGTGATAATGGATTTGTATTTGTTATTAGATTATCAGACAGAACACCGCTGCTATATGTTAGAATCTTAATAGTGTTAGTATTAACTCTGTAAACTCGCACTTCTGTAGTAACAATACTAAGCGGTGAAATGGTTATAAATGTAGTGTTTGATGAAATAAATAAACCAGTACCCGTCAATTCATAATCACCAGCTGCTATTCTAGTAGATGTTAATATGCCTAGTGTGTTTTTAAGTATTGTTTGTACGGGGTCGCTTGTTGCTGATTGTGTTAATATAACTTTGTACTCGCTATTGTTATTCGTAAATACACCACTTGTTGTTGGGGTTGTGTCGTCTGAGATTACCTTAGTATTTGCAAGTCCCGTTAATATAACGTTACGGTTGCCCATTACCATAACATCTGAAGATAACACCGTATTTTGGTCGCCTTGTATCTTTACATTGTTTGCCGCTACATAGTTGTATTTTCCGTCAATCGAAACGTTATCCCCATTAATGACATTTGAATCAAGCGCAACTACAGCAAAGTGTATGCTAGTGTCTTTAATATCTGAGGGTAGCTGTGGTCTCCTAAATTTTATGCGTGTCTTTTCATCCGCAGTAATTAAGTCTACTTTGGTTAACGTTCGTTTCCCTGAGTTATAACCGTAGATTTTTGATATAAAAAACCATCCGTTATCCTTAATGAAAATCTTATAATCTAGTCGCTTAGATAACTTCTGAAAGTCAACCTCGCTCAAATCAAAATAACCGTTTAATTTTTTGCCAGTGTTTATTGTTGTTAGTTCTTGTTGGTGATGCAAGTTGTACAAATAATTTGTAGTTTGCCCGATTTGCCAATTATGAAATAATACTTTTGGCGCATCAAATAAAATAGAAAAATCAGGTATTCTGTCGTCATCAAACATCCCCGTTTTATTGTAGGTTGTAACGTAAGCTAAGTTGACAACGTTCGGTAATATGTCATCGTAGAATGGATAAGATGGAACCGAACCAACTCCATTATGCAACAACACCCTAATGTTACAATCGGGGTTTACTCCATTAATTGCGGGAAGTGAAAAACCCACTGTGCTATTAGCTGAGGGGGTAGGTGAATATAATAACACTCTTGTATCTGTACCTACCGAAAATTCATTATCCAAATCAATAGATGTTTGACCAAAAGTATCTACAAAATTAGATTGATAAGAACTGTTTAAAGCATCTTTGTCCTCTTTGTATTTATAGTCCTGCCGCTGCTTAACATCATTTGAAAGAAACGTTATACTATTCGGTTGGTCTTCTATGAATTTATCTGTCCAATCCCACTCATCGCCAGCATTGTAATATTTATCCCTTGTCTTAATAATTATATTCGTATCGCTATTTGGATCGGGTACAAATAATAGATTGTAAGTATTCTTAATTGCGGAAATCAAATCCCTTTGCTTTATTTTTTTAGGAATAAAAGCGTTAATATCTACATTTGTCCCGCTGATTAGTTCCGTAATATCGGGTACTGCTTTGAATTGTAAATTTGAAATATCAATATCAAACTCTAGTCTAACAGGGTCGCCAGTAGATGTTGTTACAATATTAACGGGTAGTTGAATAAATGGGTTTGAAGTTGATTCCGAATTCAACAATATACCGTTTCCTCCTACTTGAACAATTACACCTGATGAGTTAAAATATCGCGCCACAATTAAAACGTGAACATCAAATTTTTCATTAGCATCAAATATACCTAAGTTAGCAAAAGATGAATTTGTGCCCGTTCCAAGTGTTGACTGTCCCGAAGCAAATAAAGTAGTACCAGGCAGGAATGTTCTAACGGAAGTGCCCGCATCAATATATGCAATCTTTTGATTATTAGTCGTAGATTGTGCCATTAAAGTTAATTTAACCTCCATTCGTGTAGCACCCAATCCCGCGTTAACTTGCCATGCTGCACCTCCTAAAGCGTTTACTTTTACCTCATAATCATACGAAGTTAATATTTGAAAAGTTCTATCTTGACCGCTTAAGTTAGTAAGTTCACTATTTACTAATGACCATTGATTTTGCGCATCTTCAAATATATCTGATAAAACCATTTTTGAAGCGGCATTTGTAGCGTATCCATTTGCTCCACCTCCTGAAAGGTTATCGATAATTGGAAGCCACCCAATAGGATAAGTAGGCACGTTTGAATTGTCTATTATGTAGTTAGCCGTTGCCATCTCACCTCTCACCGTATACGCTTGCCTTAATGCGTTACCAACCGCGTCATCCCCTTGTTTACCATTATAAGGAATAATACGCTTATGCATTCTTATATTGTCATCCGTTAATTGGTCAAATGTAAATGTATAGCCGTTTTGAGCGAATATCTTAACAAAGTATTCTAGTTCATAAATAGCAGGTTTAAAATCTCTAAGCGTATATATGTAGTCATCCTTAGCATATTGTGGATAAGTATAGCCGCTTGTATTACTCCATGAAGATATGACATTGGCGCGGTTAAATACATGGCTTAATTCGGGAAATGAAAGGTCGGTTAATTCCTTATCACCCATTGCATTGAAGAAATTGCTTACCTCGTCAAATATGCTAATCTTAAATTTAACTAGCTTTTGATTAGTATTCCCATTTTTATTTATGCGGGTAATTTCCATTAGCTGAATGTAGCCATCGAAAACCTCCACTCCATTCTGAATAACAGAACACGTGATTTTTTTGTTACGGTCAAAAATATCGTTTGTTAAATCAATATCAAATAAGCTGCCTAACAATCTACTGATATTCTCGTCTCCATCAATATCTAACGCGCGAGACCAACCTCCTGACCTCGCACCCGATTTTGTTATTTCGGCAAAAGCCAAATCTATTGGAAAATCTGTTCCGCTTGGTAAATCAATATAACCCGTTACTAATTGTATTCTCGTCATTTATCCGTTTATTTCGTCTTGAACCGCCATCGTAAAATTAAGGCTTACCTTTCTATTTCGTTGCGTTCGTTTTAAATGTAGTGGCATAGATGCCGTTGTAATCGTTATGGCTTGAAATTCTCCACCGTCAATCGATACGTATGCCTGAGGTGAAGATAGCAATTCTCTATAATATTGACATTCAATCTCCGATAATATGTCAGTGTTTACGTTATAAGAGATGCTCTCTTCAACGTGGTATGTTCTTTGCCCCTTGTCAGATGCGTTATAAACCCACTCGCCATCTGAATAGTCACCATATTTTGTACGTACATTTTCGCGTTGTACGTCTTGATTCATGTACGAGCCTTTATAGAATGGTACGGTTATCCAACTGCCTAAACGATCTAAGAAACAAATGTCGTAAGTTGTATGTTCGTCACATTCGCTATAAAGTAAAATAGTCTTTATTTCTGAACGAACGACATTAGATGTGGTTTTCAATTGAATTGTATAACTCTCAACTGTAGATAGATCTAACCCACTTACATATGTAACCCACGATCCACCCGTAAAAACTTGATCTATATTACCCCCACTAGGTAAAGCATCAAACATACCAATTTGTTCATTCACTATTGTGTTAGAGAATCTATATAAAACACCAGCTACATTAAAAACAGTCCATATAGCGGCTGCATCATCGTTGTAGAATGAAAAATAAGTAGGTTTATTTCTGCTTATTCTAACATCATTAGGTATAGTAGTTAATAGTTTTTTAGTGACGTCAGATGTTATGTAGTTCAGATGGTCGTAATTTTTAAAGTCTAAAAATCCAATTGCTCCTTTAAATCCTGAGTAGATGCCAGATGTTATTCCCGCAATTATAGTTTTCTGACCATCGGCATAACTTGCATTTCCAGTACTATTATTTCCTGACCCAATCCAAAGTAAATCTAATACTATCCAATAATTTCCACCTGAAAGAAATACATCTAAAACCGTATGCACACCCTCCAATTCAGGTCGTGTTAAAACAGATGTTTGATTAATCAATATAACATCGCCAGGAAGATAAGTGGGTAAGGTTGTCGATACTATGAATGTTCTACTAAAGCCGTTCGGGTTAACTGATGGACTTGAATAATTAGGCCAATTTATAGAACCAGCAAAACCATAACCAAAGAAATCAAGCGAAACAAAATACTCTTCGTCTATTTGCAATCTGTAACTAGCCAAATGATTATCCGCTATATTATGCGTCATCTGTTTAAAGTCTGGCTTTAATTGCGATTGAATAAGCCCTGAAATATCAACCTCACCGTATAGCGTTGTTGGTATAGGTTTCAATTTATACGTGCCTATAACCTCGCTTGTATTTACATTTGTGATTTCGATTATGTATCTAAATCCTAATTGTGTTTTGCTAGTCGAATCTACATAAAAATACATAGGATTGTAAGCGGGGGTAAATTCTTGTGGTGATGCTATTATCGTTACTGCCATTATCTAAATTCTTGGTCTATTCTATATTCAAATATTACTGCTACTACTTTCTCTAATTGGTCTATTACCTTTTCACGCTTCATAAATGCCTTAGTGATGTTACGCTTAATTTTTCCGCTCTTCCATTTTCTACTAAACCCCTCATCGACAAACTTATAATAATAGGTTGAATCAATTTCCATACTCATGTCATCCGTTGATTCATCCCATTTTAGTCTAACTATTTTTGAAACGTTACGCATCCTTCCTGTATCAACAGCATCTTGACGGATTATCTCCTTGCGTATTTCAGTATTCAAAACACGCGTTGCCGTTCCTTTTCTTCTATTTACGTCCGCTATTGATGCCATACTCTATGTGGTGAATAAAATTGTTTGTTAAAGAAAAAATCTAGGGGCGTTAGGAT